GCCTGCACAACCTCCATTTTAAATTCAAAACTATATTTTGCCATGAAAAAACCGACCTCCCAATAGTTAGATTTTTGGTCTAACTTTTGGGGGTCGGTTCATTGCACATATGTTCGAGGCTCAATTTGACGAAGTCAGATACAAAGAGATAAAAAAAGATTTTTCCGAATGCTTTAGATTATTTTGAAAATTTATTGAAAGGGGCGATATAAAATGATGAAAAAATGCAAAAAAATGAAGTCTAAATTTTTATATGCTTTTGGCTATATTCCGAAAGTCCCTTTTGAGGTCAGAATGGAAGATGAAAAGGCAAGTAATGAATATTGTAAGGTTTTGCAGAAAAGCATAGATGATAAATTTGATTATACGATAGAGAAATACGGAACAAAACCATCTGGCTTTTTTGGACTACCGGACGTTATTATTGATTAATTCAGGAAAATTGAATAGACTAAGCACTTACATTATGTGAGTGCTTTTTTAATGCTAAAAAATCCCAATTAATTGGGATTTTGAAAGGTGGTGATACCGTGAAAATAGGCTCAACACTTAAGCTGCATAAAAATTAGCATAGTAGTATTAAAACTACTATGCTATAAAAAGTCTAACTTTTTGGGGTCGGTTCAAAAATCTGTACTCCGTTTAGTCTGTATCACTAAGGGACAAAGCTGTTTTAATCAAGCGATATATCTTTCCATTTCAACATCTGTGCGGCTTTGCGTAAATTGTACAGCCTTAGTCCAATATTATAGCTCATAGCATTCACCAATTTGTATTTTATAGTATAGAATTTTTCTTTTCAAACTATTATAGTATATATGTTTTTAAAATAACTATCGTTTATGTCTTTGTGTAAAATTTATATAAACAAAAGTAAGCTGAGCGCTATTATTGCCATACCGAGTATGACGCCTATAATAGTGACTTTGCTTTTTTCATATTCACGTGCCATCGGTAAAAGTTCTTCTATTGAAATAAATACCATAATTCCGGCGATTATTCCGAATAAAATACCGAATACGACATCGTTGAAAAACGGACGTAAAATTAAATAACCGATTATAGCACCTAAAGGTTCCGTAATACCCGAAAAAAACGATACTATAAATGCTCTTTTTCTGCTGCCTGTTGAGTAGTATATCGGTACAGACGTAGCAATTCCTTCCGGAATATTATGGATTGCTATGGCGACAACTATGGCAACAAGATACATAAGGTGGATAAAAAGTTATTTATAATAGATTTTCAAGAAGATATCGCCCTCGGGAGCGGATTTTTCACGTTTATATTCAATTTTTTTCACAAAATTTTTAAGAATGGAATTTTTTTCTGTTGCTGAAAGAGAGTTATAATTAGTGAGAAGTTCACGCAAAAGGGGGAGGCGTTCTTCGATGGAAGATGTATCCACAAGTTTAAATTTTTCACGTTCCTGTGCTATCGTGGCATTAATTTTTTTTCTTCTATCCGAAATTGCGTTATTGCGTTCAATGAAAAGCTCTTTTGTATAGACTTCCTGTTCGAGCAAGTCATACAGACGGAGTTGTTGTTTATCAAGTTTTTTTAATTCTGTTTCCAAAGTGGCTATTGTATCAAGGCAGGAAAGTTTATCTTTATTATGCGATTGACGGATATTTTTCAAAGACAATTCAATATCTTTAAATTCCTTTGTAAGCACTTCAAATACTTTATCTTCTACAATACTCAATGCAGATGCCTTATTACAACCAAGTGTACGACAGCAAAGACGGTATTTTTCAACGGTTTCGTTAGAAGTATTGATAACTATTGCCCGACCGCAATTAGCACACTTTAAAAGCCCTGCAAACGGATTTTGCAACGTGCCTGTACGCATAGGCGGTTTATATTTCAGATTTATAATATCTTGTGCTTTGTTGAACGTGTCCTCGTCAATTATTGGCTCGTGCAGTCCGGGAACATATAACCAATCATCTTTACTCGTTTTTTCTTGCGTATTTTTGCCTTTAACAGACTTTGATTTGTTCCACACTATCTTACCTATGTAAGTATGATTTCGGAGCATACGGGCGATTGTGGTGGGGTGGAGCGGTGTATTTTTCTTGCTCAAGACACCCAAATTTGCAAGATGACGGCTTATTGAAGTAATACCCATACTTTGATTTACATACATATCAAATATCATACGAACATATTTCGCCTCCGGTTCATATACTTCCAACGTGTGCTTTTTATTTATTACGGCATTTCGATAACCAAACGGAGCACCCGACACAAAGCAACCGTCGTTGATTGATTTGATACGTCCGCGGTTCATTCGACGAGTGATGAATTTAAGCTCCTTACGAGCCATAAACATTTCAAATTCACTGTAATCTTCGTCATACTCGTTGTTGAGGTCATATATTTTTTTGAGCGTAATAATTTTTACATCGTTTTCTTTAAGAACGTCAAAGATTTTTTCACTGTCTGCGGCACTTCCACGCCCTAAACGGTCAAGGTCAATACATAATACCGCATCATATATGTGCGAGGGAATAGCGTCAAGCAGTTTCAGCATTTCCGTTCTGTTGTATAACATTCCTCCGCTTATCACTTCTTCAAATATGTCAATGACCGTTAAATTATTGTCCTTTGCATAAGAAAGAAGAATTTCTTTGTGACGTTCAAGCGTTTCAAGCGGATTGTTTTCGTCCGCTCTCGATTTTCGTAAATACATGGCTACATTCATCGTAAATCTTCCTTTCTTGTGTTATATTTCAACTCACACGCTCCGTGGGGAGCGTGACACATGTGTATAAATGCACTTTATTCTGTTTCCTCTGCCTGTTGGAGCAGGCAGGGAAATTTTTTTATTTAAGCTGCGGTATCAATATAATCAATAACTGTTACGGTTAAGGTGCTTGAAAAAGTTTTCACGCTATCAAGAATTTTTTCAAGGGTTTCAACTGTTTCATTAGAAAAATATTCTTCTCCGCATTGTGTACATTTTTCGCAAGGTACATTTTTAATCACAACAACGAAATTATCAATTTTTTCAATATATTCTGTTGTTGTCTGTTCTGCATTGCCTCGGCAAAAGAAACAAGTCATATTATTTCACTCTCCTTGTTTTAAAATCATTTTCCCATTTATCCGGTTCGGGATAGTATGCGGTTACAGCATACAAATATTCTTCATCATAGCCTGTTACATTATGCAACGGCATTTGTTTAAGACTTTGACCGCAAATTAAACAACTTGGAAGTCTTGCTGACTGTGGATAGTGTTCGATTATTTCGCCTGTGAAAATACTGTTTTTGTAATCATCTTTAGATATATTACGTTCACGCAAACGCTTAAATGCGTGAAGTGACCATTTTATTTGGTCTGATTCACATCGTTTTCGCACTTCTTCAATATCTATTTCTTTCATTTGTATCCCTCCTTTGAATATTCATTGCGATTTTGTCAACGTCAACAAAATCGTCAAAAATATAATTTTGAATTTGATTTATTAAAAATCGGTTATTTTGATAAATTAATTACGATTTTGATACATTTTATATATAAAAACCTCTTTAATACTCTGAATTTTTCAAATAGTCCATATGTCTGCGATAACGTCTTGGGACGTTAATGGGCACGTCATAACCGATTTGTTTAAGAAAATCGGTAATAGCGTCAACACCGTCATTAAAAAATTCTGTTATACGTTTTTCTTTGTTAGTTATATTTTTGTAATTAGGCGGGCATACAAAAGTCCAATCCGCACCTTCGTTATCAAAAATAATTCTGAAATATTCATCTATATTGTATTTGTCAAGAGCCTTTGCCAATAACAAATGATGTTCACAACCCTCGTCAAGCAACGAAACAACAGCGTGTGAGCGGTCGTGTGCAATTACCGCCATTAACGGCTCACTGTCATGATTGATAAATTCGGTTTTCGTTTCATCACTACCGTAATATTTTATTATTTCCAATATCATCACTTCCTTATAACATCAAGCAACTTCCGAATAATTCAATTCAGCAATACCCGAAACAATATTTTTCACTTGGTTTATCAATTCTTGAATACGAACATTGTGTATAACAATAATGCAATTCCCCAAATCTGCAATATAATTTGTAAGCTTATTTTCTGTATTTGATTTACATAATAGACATTTCATTTTATAAACCCTTCTTTCTTGTTTTAAAGTCTTTTTCCCATTCTATATTATTCGGGAAATATTCTGTTATTATCCAAACAACATCTTCTCCTATGGCACAAACTATGTGTATATATTTTTCGCTTGATGTTTTACCGATTACGAGGAAGCTTTTGTATGGATAATCATTTGGATATTCTTCGATTATTTCGCATCGCTTTAATGCCGGAAGTATATCGGTAAGAATATCTATCGAACGTTCGTTAGCTCGTTTTAATGCGTGGTCTGTCATTTGTATCTTGTGTGCTTTACTTAGGTTGTGAATTTGTTCTAATTCATTCAATATCATCACTTCCTTGTTTTATATTTCTAAAAAATACAATTTGTTAATCTGTATAAATATTAAAAACCGACTTTACATTCAACTACTTTTCCTACTATCTCAACATCGTCTTGTTTTAAGTCATAAATTTGTGTTTGATGTTCAGGGTTATAAGATTGAGGCATAAGCATGACAATATTTTTTTCTTGCTTAAAGCGCTTTATCGTAAAAGTATCGTGATTAACACGAACAGCGGCAATTTCACCGTTTTCAACTGTTGGTTGTACACGAACAGTTACAAGACTTCCGTCGGGAATGTTTGCGGCGGTCATACTATCGCCCTTTACTTTTAAAGCAAAATATTTACCACCATGATTTAATTCTGTATAAGTATATCCCTCATAATTTTCTTCCGAAAATATCGGTAATCCTGCCGCAATATCTCCTAAGATAGGTATTCTGTGCATTACAGGATTGTATGGTACTGCTCCCTCTGGTAGAGAAACAGGATATTCACCTGTAATTAAAGTAACTGGATTAATATTTAAAACCTTTGCTAATGCAGAGATTTTATCTCTTTTCATATTAGATATAAAACCATTCTCCCACTTTTGAACTGTACTTTTGCTAACCCCAACGGCATTTCCTATTTCCTCAAGGGTTAAATTAAGTTCTAAACGTCTATTTCTTATAATTGTTCCTATATCCAATGTAAACACCCCTTTTCTATAAATACATATTAACATAACAGTTTCAAAAAAGCAACTATTTTTTCAAAAAAGTTTTAAAAAGTTTCCTAAAGGGGTTGACAGAGTAAGAATTATATGCTATCATAGAAGTATCCTAAAGGAAACAAAGAAAGAGGTGATAAAATGAACATAGACGACTTAAATGCAGAAATTGCAAGAAAGGGTTTAACAAAACCGCAACTTGCAGAGAGATTGGGTGTATCAAAAAAATGCCTATATAGCAGGTTAAAAGGGGAAACAAGCTTTAAGCAAGAAGAAATTCAAAAGATTGCGTCTATTCTTGGATTAGATGAAGAAAAAATAATGAATATTTTTTTTGCTGAATTAGTTTCCTAAAAGCAACTATGCATAGGTAATATAAGAAAGTAGGTGAGAATTATGGAAGATGAGAAAATAATTTTTGAAGTATCGGTAAGTAAAAAAGAACTATCTAAACTATTAGCTCCGTTACAGACAGTTCTTTTAAATGAAATGTTAGAAAAGTTGACAAATGCTATTTCTTCTCAATAAAGGTTTTGTGATACTCATTAAGAATGTCTAAAGTAACACTTGCAGATGTTTGTTTCATAAGTAATGCAAAATTAGTATAGGGATCACATTCATCCGGAGTTTTACTATACTTCTCTAATATGATTTTAGAAAATTCTTCAAAAGACTTTGACATTATAATCACCTCCTTCCGAGATGATTATAGCACAAACTGTAAAAAAATACAATCGACGTAGGTAATATAAGAAAGTAGGTGGGAAT